TATTAATAATAGTGTGAAAGCAGGCAATTTAGATAAACTAGGAACGAATTTTAGTGAGTGGGTAAACTCATCAAAACTAAGTGGACCCAAGAAAGAACGAGTAGTTCAATGGGTTCAACAAAATAGTGATGGATTTGAAGCAATATTCAGTTTCATCAAAGGGGTTATGACTACAAAGAATAAGATTATTAAAACGTTAGATTCTCAACCAGCAGATATAGAAGCCAGTACAAATGGCGAGAAAGGTGGAGAAGGCTACGTAATAGATAAAGACGTGAAACTTGTAAACAGAGCAGGATTTACAGCGGCGAATATGAGTCGGGAGAGATAATATGGGTAAAAGAGGAATACCATTTGTAACGATTAAAAGAGACCCAAGTACTCGTAAAGCAACTGCAACTAAGAAGCATATGAGTCATGGCTCATTTAGATGTCAACGACATCCTAACAGTAAGAGATGTCGAAACGGAAGTACAAGATAAATACTATTATAATTAAGGAGAGAGAATTATGGTTTTTAAGGAGTCAAAAAAACACCTTATTAACAATGATATGACTTATTGGAAGCATTTTATCTTTGCATTTTTGTTTATGATAGAGTGTTTAAAGATGACTTTGGCATTGATGGTACATATGTTTGTACCAGGGTTTTTTACCACATACTCAAGTGATAAGACTCGTGAAAATGCAAAGATGATAGAAGAAATGGAAAGCAAATGATGGAACAGTACGAAAGAGAAAAACTAGAACTTGTAAATACTTTATCTGAAAGTAGACTTTTCAGAACAAAGAAAATGGCCAATGATGTCAATGTAGATGATGCGGCTGATTTAGTGTTTTGTCACTTTCTTGTATTGAATATATTTAATAAAGATTATGATTTTGCCCCACTGGCATCAGATGTAGCAAAACGCACTATGGTTTTTAGAAATTTTGATTATTTCAGAACAAATGGAACTGATATGTATATGGCTCTTAATCGTTTAATGGGCAAAGATAATGATATTGGTGATGATGAAAAAGATGCAATATTTCTTTCTAGGATGTCATTGTATAAAGCCGATATTTTAAGATTTTTACTTCATTATTCTAACAATAGAAGTGATACATCATTTGAACAAAGATATTTGTTACGTTATCAGAAAAATCTTAATGTTCAAGACGGTATGTTAAAATCAGTTCGTAGACTAGTTGGAGATTGGGACAATCTAAGTCAAAATCAGAGAGCATTAGTAGTAACACGACTAGTTCAATGGTTCCGTAGAAAAGCAAGACTAGCCGAAATATTTCCAGCACTTCTAAAATTACAAAAACGTGGCAATTATATTCATAAAGATAGTACTAAAGCATCAGACGCCATTAAGAATATATGGGATAAACCAATAACCAAAGCGGCTACAGCCGCGGCTGGTATGTACGGTGCCTGGAAAGCAGGTAAAGCCCTAGGCAATAAACTAGGTCAAACAACATACGTTACTGGTAGAAAATACAGTAAATTCAAATAAACACGTAATATAAAGAAGTCTCTTAATTTAGATAAATACTATTAACAAGAGTTCGGAGATACTATTATGGCAAAAATACACGGCGCCGCATCGGCAAGTGAAACTTTATCAGGTAATATTAATTTCTATACAATGTATGTAAAGACATTGGATATTACGCATACTGGTGACCTTTTAAATCAATCTCAACAAAATTTAGACGATATTGTTAATCTTATATCATTGGTTGCACAACCAGTCATTATGAATAATCCTATATCTGTTACATTAGACGGTATAGCACCAACTTTTACAGGTGCAGGTTTTATCTTTAAATTTGCTGTTGAGCATAGTCAAGTATTTGAACGTGCTGGAGACAATGTTGGTATTCTAAAAGAACTTTTTCACGGAGTAACAATAGATAGTGTCTTACTTAGCACATCAAACATAGAATTCTCTATGTCAGACATACTTTAAACTAATTAATTAATTAATTCAACTAAGAGAGGACAATTTGTCCTCTTTTTGTTTTGGCTGGACATAACTCCCGACATCAAATGATAAATACAATTAGAAATTAATTATATTTGAGGAGATTCTACTATGGCTGATAAAGAACCAAAATTAGCACATCTAGAAGCGGAGAGTTTGGAAACTCACGTAGCAGTATGCTATGAGAGATATCATCATTTTAATAAGTCTTTAAAAGAGATTAATGAAAAGATTGATAAAAATGAAAAAGATATGGAAAAAGGTTTTAGTGATATAAAGAAGATGTTGTTATGGACGGCATCAACTTTATTTTCTACTATGTTGATTGCCATTTTTGCACAGATGTTTAATATTCTATAAGAGAAACAAAATGTTATTTAATGAACTTGCCCAAGAAGAAGTATACGAAGCAAAATTAGTATATGCTAGAAAAGGAAGAGCAATTATTCGTAAATATAGATGTGGCTCTGGAAGACTTAAGGGTAAGACAGTAACTAAACCAGCGGCATGCTTTAAACCTGTTAATATGAAGAAACGTTTCACATTAGCAAGAACAAAAGCAAAAATGGGTGCTAGAATGAAACGTAAATCGAAAATGACTCGTAGAATGAATCCAGCGAGTAAACGTTTAAAGACACTAAATAGAAGATAACGGAGAATATAATGACATTAAAGAATGAAATAGAAAAAACAATGTTTAAAGAAGGTATTGAAGATAGAATACAAGATATTGCTACATTTATGGATATTCCAGTTGAAAATGTTAAAAAAAGACTGAAAACCTTGACATTTTCTGATTATATCAAAGTGATGAACTCATTAAAAACCCAAGACAAAGATAATATTGAACGTATCATGGGAATGCCAGCAAGAGACCCTAATTGGAAAAGTCCTATTGATGACATTGATGACGAAGAAGAACAGCATCGTAGAGATGTGAAACATGGTCTTTACGGCGATGACGAAGAAGAAGACGAGTCTGAAGATGACAAAGAACAGCATCGTAGAGATGTGAAACACGGTCTTTATGGTGATGACGTTGATGAGGGTGCAGAGATGCATATTTCTCCAGACATAGCAAGAGCAAAAACACTTCAACATACACTTCCACGTATAGACAAAGAAAAATACGAACCACGTGATGGTCTAGAAGGTCCAATTGCGACAAAATCAGGCAAAGTAGTGTACTACGACCCGATAGAAGGCAGTTACTACGACCCAGACACAGACATTTACATATCACATGAGGATTGGAAAAAATTTAGCGAAGCCTACAGCACAGGCTCACAAGGTCCTGATGCCGAACAACAAGTAGAACCTTCAGCACAAGATGTTAAAGCACAAAACAACAGATTAAAATCACAAAGAACACAAGCCATGCAAAGACTTGGTAGAGATAATTTAGGCGGTGCAACAGCACAGATGGCCGCAAATGCGATTGACAAAGCAGAACAAGGACAAGTACTGACTCCTATACAACGTCAAGCATTAGCACATCAAGCCGCTAACTTAGACAATCTGGCAATGAATCCAGATACTAGAATACAGTTTAGAAATTTACTTAATAAACTTAGAAAACAACAAGCAGACCAGGAAGGTATGTAATGAAATTAAAAGAGATATTAGGTGGATTATTCGTAATGATTACGGAAGAAGAGGAAGATTTATTAAATAAATACTTTTCTGAGGGAGATTATGTAAACGAATCGCAGTTGTCGGGTAGAGAAACAGTCCTGGCAGAGAAATTGACACATAAAGGTGTGTTAGTTCCTACATTGCGAGGGTATAAAACTGTTTAACAACTAGTAGGAGTTCTAAAATGTCAGTACCAAGCAAAGCAGATGTCAATTTAATGGCTAATCTAATGAAGGTCATGAATGGCGAAAAAGTTAAATTAGAAGAATCATCATCTCAACCCAATAATCCAGAACACATAGATATTACACCTGGCGTAAAACGTTCAGACGTAGACGCTATGGCGAAAATTATAAAAGGTTTTGGAGATGCAACAAGTAATGTTGCTAAAAAAGTCACAAAAACAATTAATGAATCTACAAAGACAGAAAAAGGCGTTGTAATTGGCGCATTTTCAGTAGAAAAGAACAAAGATGACAGATATGATATACTGGACAATCGTGGTGAGAAATTATTCCATGATATTCAATTATATGAAACTGTATTCTGTATTTGTAAGCATCTTAATGACGGAAAAACAATTAATTCTTCAGAAATTATGCAAATAATTCAAATTAATGAAACATTTGAAAGTCATTATACATCAGCGATTCAACATAAACATTCATATCAAGTGGCCAAGAAATCAGACAATTCTGGTAGAATGGATATTGCCCAAGCAAGATTTTCTCAAGCAAAGCATGAGGCTGGCAGAGCAAAATATAAAATTTCTAATCTTTATGAAGATATTGCCCGTTCAGTAGACGAGTAATATATGAATATATGTATTAAAAAGATAAATACATGTAATAACATTAATATTGGGATTTATTATGAATTTAAATACAACAAAATTTTTTAATTCAACTGACGTGAATATATCTTCTCGTATGAATGAATACTTGAAGAAGAATTTTGGATATGAAGTAGACGGTGATATCGCTACCTTACGAGAGGCAAAGAAAGCATTGGAACTTGCACAAGTTGAGTTGAAAGATACAGGATATATGAATCAAAAGTATGTGGAAAATATGCTTATGATTGAAACGATAAGTTCATTATTAAAGGCACATGGTGAGAAATTAGATTTAGATGACTTTTCAAAAAAGTCACCTGAAAGCATCTCAAAGCAAAAGAAATCAATCCAGCCAAGTCTTGGCGATAATCCTTTAGAAGAAAAAGCAGATAAAGATAGAGGAAGACGCATACTGAAAGTTATGCAACATGGTGGATATGAAGAATTTGCTGATTTATTAGCAGACTCTATGCATTATGCTGAAGTAGTTGGTAAAGATTTTGAAAGAGAATTACAGACAGCAAGAGATTACTTTGATGAAGCAGACCAGACGAAAGAATCAATCAAAGAAGATGATGATAATGAAGAATTACTTAACAAGGTTGCAGAATGGATTTATCACGAAAGTTCAGAGCCAATAAGTGAAATAGAATATTTACTTAAAAAGTCTGGTGCAGTTGGTGAATATATGGACGCTGTTTCAGAAAGCAAAGAAAAAGTAAAAGAAGATGACGAAGAAAAAGGTCCTGAACATTATCGATGGAAAAACGACTCTCAATTGGCTGTTGCTCTAGGTCGCATAGAAAGTGCTATGAAAGAACTAGACCATGCAATAGAATATAGAGGACAAAACAGTGCCAAATTTTTTAATAGTGGTGACAAAGCAGGCGTTGGTGACTTAATGGGAATTAAGAAAAAACTAGAAGACATACATTCTAATTGGGATAAAGAAACAGAATACTACGGAATGTAATATATTATAATCGAGGAAATAAAATGAAAGAAAAAACTAAATTAGAAAAATCTTTGATGGAAGAGTTAAACTCTCTACTTGAAGTCGATGCCGCAGAAGCAGAAATAACGATGGCCGCAAGAGGCATTGTTGATGAATTGCAAGATGTCATCGAAAAGTTAGGTAAAATTCAAAACGACCAAATTGGTCCACTAGCAGACGAAATGGCATATTCACATGGTCCAGAACAAGCGGCAACGTTTAAAGGTTCAGTTGATGATGCAATTAATGGTTTACTAGGACAAGCACGTTCTGCCAAAGATGCAGTAGCAGATGCAACACTCGTACTATCAGGCGAAAAAATGGCTGATGACATGAGTGATGTTGAACTTGGTGGCGATATGGGCGATGATTTTGCAGACGATATTGAAGCAGACGTTGGTGGTGATGAATCAGCATCAGGTGGTGAAGAAAATCCGTTAGGTAGAGAAGAAAGAGAATAACATGAATTTCGCCAAACTTCTGCAAGAGAAGGCGAATTATGATGCTCAGTTAATGGGCGATATTAATGCTTATCTTATTTCATTAAAAGCAAATGATATTCCATCAGTTCAGATGGATATGATGGTGCGTGAGTTAAATGGAATGGGATATTCAGTTAATGCAGAGTCTATGGTTGATTTATTATCAAATAGTAATTACGTATCAAAGGTTACAACAGATACAATAGATTTAGTTCATAGACATAGTAATAAAAATGACGATACTGACAAAAAAGAAGTACACAAGTTAGCAGTCAAAACAGCAAAAAAGAAGGTGAAAAAATAATGGCACTAATAGTTAAAGGCGAACAAAAAATCATCTCTAAAGAAGAAATGAAAAAACTTATAGAGAAAAATTTAAAGAAAGATGACCAGTTTGCAGGACTTTCTGAAGCAAAGAAAGAACTTAGAAAAGAAGTTCTATCCGCAAAAAGACATCGTGAATTTATGGGTCGTGTTTCAGCAAATACTGAAAAAGATTTAGCAAATACAGTAGCAACAAGCGAAATCGTATCAATTGCAGTAGGTGAAAAGATTCAAACATCTGTAGAAAAAGTAGAACTACCAGAAGTTAATTTCGAATCAATGACTAAAAAGCAGATTGATATGTGGGCTGAAGAAAATCTTGGTATTCAATTAGATAGACGCCACACTAAAGCAAAACTAATAGCCGAAATCAAAGAAAATCTATAATTTACTTGATTTCTATTCCAAAGTGTAGTATAATCATACTATGCTTACACAAAAATTTACCTACAACCCCCTAGAACGAGTAACTATCAAAGGAACCAGGCATTATCAAACGCCCGATGGTCAGCCTTTACCCAGTGTTACATCAATAATCGATGCATTAAAAGACAAGTCTGCTTTATTTGAATGGCGCAACCGTGTTGGAAATGAAGAAGCAGATAGAATTATACGACTTGCTACTGGTATTGGAACACAAGTTCACTTACATCTCGAAAAATATATCTTAGATGAAGACAGACCTAATGGTTCAAATCTTATTCATCAGATGGCAAGAGAACTATCAGAAATTGTCATTAAAACTGGATTATCAAAAGTAGATGAAGTGTGGGGTACAGAAGTTCCATTATATTATCCTGGTCTTTATGCAGGCACAACAGACTGTGTTGGTGTCTATGAAGGAAAACCAGCAATCATTGATTTCAAAACAACTCGTAAGCCAAAGAGACGTGAATGGATTGATGATTACTTCTTACAAGGTTCGGCATATGCCGAAGCACATAATGAAATTTATGGTACTGATATAAAAACAATTGTTATTATGATGATTGGTTGGGATGAAGAATCAGATAATATGGGTAACTACCAAGAATTTGTAGTCGAAAGTGATGAATATGAACGTTATGCCAGATTATGGGCAGGCAAGGTTCAAGCCTATTTTGATAAATACATGTAATAATGGGAGTTTAAAATGGCAACAAACGTAAAAATATTATTAAGAAGAGGTTTACGCAACGAGTTAGCAGGAGATACATTATCTGCTGGTGAACTAGGTTATACTACTGACACAAATCAATTGTATGTTGGTGTTGAAGAAGCAATCAATGAATTGCGTTTTGACCCTTTTGCAAATGCACACGCAGTTATTCAATCTTGGTTGGATAGTTCTGATTGTCCAGTATCAGGCTTAACAGTCGATGAAGACTTAGTTGTTGCTGATATCCCGTCAGGACAAATAGATAGTATTATTACAGCATTAAACACTTATACTCAAGAAATTGTATTCAATAGTGATGTCGCAACTTTTACTGTAGGAGAATTATTAACTCAATACAGACAAAAAAGAACAACTCTTATATCACCAAATGTAATTCCAGATATAAACTCAATTACTGCTACTTTTGATGTAGAGGGTGAAACTATTACAGCAAGTGCTGTGACACTTTCTGCTCTACTAACAACATTAGAAACTAATGCGGCAATATCAACAGCAAATGTTGTTGTTACCGTAGAAGGAACAGGTGCGGCAAGTAAACTTCAATTTGAAAAAATTGATGGTGGCGAACTTAATGTAGATTTTGCATCAGGTCATGCGGCTCTAGGATTTTCTCAAGCAACTAATACAGTAGCGGCAGTTACTGGTTATGATACTTTTGCAAATGGTACAATAACATCATCAGTTCCTGGCTCTGGTATTACAACAGTTACAGTGACACTATCAGAATCAGGTTATCTGTATGGGTTTAGACAAGAAGGAACTGGTTGGCCATATGCTAATGCTCCAGACACAAGTCCATTCTTTTATTTTGGCACACCAAGTACTCTTGATTATTCAGCATTGTCTCCAGCAGTTGAGTCAACAATTATTACTGGTGGATTTGACACAAAGATTGGTTTATTTGGAAGTAAAAGAAAGAATGTTGAAGTTCTTACTGAAGAATCAAGAAATCAACTATTCACCAATCAACATTTAAAGTCGTATTTACCAACAACTGGTCTACGTTCAGATTTATATAAAAAAGAATTAGCAAGTACATCAGGAACATTTTTAAAATATGTTGCCGCAGAGGCAACTACATTCTTTATTGACTATTCATTAAAACAAGTAGGGTCTTCAATCACATTTGTTCGTACAGGCACACTTAGAATGATTAACGGAGTACCACAATCAATCAATTTAGCAAAACTTACAGATACTAACGTAGAAGTCCACCAAGACACAAATACGGATACTATTGTAGATGCTAATGAGATGTCAAATATCGTTTTTGCCGCGGCAATCGATGGAAGTAATATTAAAGTAAATTACACTCAAGATGCAGGTTTTACTACTGAAATCAGTTATACTGTAAAACGTTGGACTATGTAACTGTTCAGTTACAATTAAATCACAAATTCAAAATAATTAAGTGTGTAGTTTATGCATAAATAAATACATATAACAATAAAGGTAAATAAAAATGCTAAAAGAAAAAACATATGAAAAAGGTGATATCGTAACTGTATATTTACAAACAGGTCAAGAAATCTTAGGAAAACTTGATTCTGAAGATGATAATTATATTGTTATTACAAAACCATTAACTATTGCAATGGGACCAAAGGGTGCTATGTTTCAAACTTTCACGGTAACAGGTGATAGTGAGAGTAATGTTCCCTTTAAACAAGAGAAGGTTATTGCTATGTTAAAGACTAGAAAAGATACAGCAGATTCGTATCAAACAGCAACCTCAACTATTATAACTCCAGATAAAGGAGGAATTCTTCAATAATGCCACAAGCCGCTAGAACAACTGACCCAATATCACCACATTCACCATGTCCGCCAGAACAATGCGGACCTGGAAGTAATAATGTGATTATTCAAGGGTTACCAGCATATCGTGTATCTGATAAAACAGTACCACATGGCTATATTCTATGCGTACCACATGTTACACCATTAGTAAAAGGTTCTCATAATGTTTTAATAAACAATAAACCAGCAGGAAGAGTAGGGGATAGTCATTCTTGTGGTGTGGTGGTTGTGTCAGGTTCAGATAAGGTGATTATAAATGGCTAGTGAAGCGGAAATCGAAAGACTATATCAGTTATTTGTTGCGAATGGTGGTGGTAATCTAACGTTCTCAGGTTCAAATTTAACGCCAAAACAATATTCTGATGCCGTTAATGCATCTCAATTGACGCCACTTGAAATGGCGCAGTTGGAATCAAAACAACATCAGTTTAACAGACAGTCTGCTTTAAACACAATTGCAGATGAAATAGATGCTAATAACTTCAATAATCCATATTCAGCAAGGGGAGTATACGGAACTTCTTTATTGAATGCCTTAGGAGCCCATCAAGGTTCTATAAATGCTGGATTAATAGATGGTGCGTTTAGTGGCTTTACAAATGCCAACAGAGCATTAGTTGTTGCAGGAGTTCTATCAGCAACAGGTGTAGATTTAGAGAAGATTATAAAAATTGCGGCATTAACTGGATTAGGAACTTCAATGTATACATCATTGACAGACCATACTAATAATCAGACTGCAAACATTCCACAAACGATGGAAGATGCAAGTTCATTATCAGCAATGAATGAACAGTTTGGTGAGCAAGGAGACCCTTGTTCGTTCTTTAATCAATTAATGGGAATATTAGCAGGTATATATGATGGAACATTAGATTTTATCGAAAAAGCAATTGGTGATATAACATCTTTTCTTAATAAAACTGGAATTACACAACTATTCTTAAATATTATAAATGCAATAAATGGTGCAGTTGGTGGCGTAGCGGCGGCAGTAGCCGCAGTTACTGGATTATTAGTTGGTGCTGTTTTAGAAGTTATGAAAGCATTATCACCTTTAGTAGGAAAAGTAATAAACGCAATCAATGATATTACAACAGCAATTGCAGGTGAAATAAACTCACTTGCTAACATGGCAGCCGAACTTCTTAAGAAAGCATTAGCACTACTTATCGGAAGTTTTGGTTCAGATGAGTGTAAGAAGAAAGTATTAGAAAATACTGGCTCACCAGAAATGAAAGACGCAATTGAAAAACTAAATCATCCATTGGGACATGGTAATCCTCATATAGTAGGTACATCAGTAGATAATAGAGCAAATGCTGAAGATGTATTAAGAGCATTTAACAATGCGAAAGAAAACGCATTAATTGATGATGGTGTTCCTCAATCTCCATTTACAGAAACAGCACAATCTTATACTGCACATGATTCTGATTTACATGATTCAGAGAAATATGCTCAAAAGACTAAGATATTATCACAACAATATTATGCGTTGAGCGGACATAGTGCTTATACTGATTGGAATTCTAAGCAGTTAACATACACAAGAGAGTCAGGAAACATAATATCTAAAATGCAGAAAGCATTATCAACAAGTGATTTCACAAATAAAAAAGCATTACAAACTAGATTACAAGATTTGATAAGAGAGCAACATACTCAAGGACAGAATATCGCAACTCTAAGGACAAGATTCAAGCACGAGTTTACATATTCAACATTTGATAATCGTCCAAACTATGCAAAAGAAAGAGATATTGCATCAAGGTATCAATCCATAATAAAACCAGCAATGACACGCATATATAATGCGGCCGTCACTTCATTAAATAATACAAAAACCGAGTGGAATAGTATTGACAGCCAGTTGTATTAATGTTATAATATTCAGTACGATAATTACACTTTCTTAAGATAAATACTAGAAAGTAATATTTTCGGAAATATATTATGTTAGTTAATGAAATAATCAAACAAGTAGAAGAGGGAGTAGATGACCCTCACATTTTTAAAGCAGTTTTCATGGCTGGTGGTCCTGGAAGCGGTAAGTCTTATATTGCAAAATCAAGATTATTAAAGGGTAGTGGCTTAAAAATTGTCAATTCAGATGACGTATTCGAGTTTAAAATGGGCAAAGCAGGATTAGACTTTGAAGACCCAGAAGTCATATACAGTCCACAAGGTCAAGAAATTAGAAATAAAGCAAAAGATACTACAGCAACAATGGAAGCCGGATATCTTAGAGGTAGATTGGGAATAATTATAGATGGTACTGGAAGAGAGATAGGCAAGATAGCAGGTGCTAAAGAAAAGTTAGTTAATATGGGCTACTCATGTATGATGGTTTTCGTTAATACAAGTTTAGAAGTAGCACAAGCAAGAAATCTAGACCGAGAAGGTAGAACTATTAAACCTGAAGAAGTAGAAAAAATGTGGAATGCAGTTCAAAATAACATAATGAAATTCCAACAATTATTTGGTGCAGATAAATTTCAGATTGTAGACAATAATGGTGGTCTTGAAGACCCAGATAGAGCAGAGAATTTTAGAGTAGTTGAGAAAAACATTACGGCTTTTATTAATCGTCCACCTTCAAATCCTTATGCGAAAAACTGGATAGAAAACGAGAGAAAGAAAAAGAATGCAAATCTTAAACAAGAATAGGTAGAGTATGGAGTCAACGATAATAAAGAAGTTATCTGAATTTAGAAGAGATGTAGACTTAGATTTTATTAAAAAGACCCATGTACATTATTGCACCCCTTGTTATGCCGGTCAAATAACAGAACCATATTTCAGGTCATGGACTAAAGGTCACATGATGTTTACAAAATATCAAATTCCATACACATTAACAACATCGGCAAATGAAAGTTTAGTATCACGTGCAAGATGCCACATGGTAGCATATTTTATGGCTAATCCAAAGGCAACACATATGATGTTTATTGATGCTGATATTAATTTTGATGCAATTGATATATTACATATGTTGCAACATGATAAAGATGTTATTTGTGGTGCATATCCAAAAAAACAGTTAGACTGGGATTCAATTAAAGATGCGGCAGATAAAGGATTAGATGTAGGAACACTCAAAGATTGTGCGGCAGATTATGCCTTAAATCCTGACTGGGAATATAATGAAGAAACAGATACACGTAGTTTGAAAATTGAAGATGGATTAGTCAAACTTAAAGATGCAGGCACTGGATTTATGATTATTAAACGAAGTGTTATCGAAAAGATGATAGAAGCATATCCTGACTTGTATTTTAATAATGATTTGAATTTTGAAGAAGAATTTGCAAAATGGACATATCTATTTTTTGATACAATGCACGAAGAAGGTACAAAGAGATACCTAAGTGAAGACTATGCATTTTGTCGTAGATGGCAAAAACTTGGTGGTGATATATGGCTAGACCCGTTAGTGAAACTAGACCATGTAGGACACTATACTTTTAATGGTAATGTGAGTAAAATGTTTTATTCGGCTTCATCGGAAGACAGTAACATAAACTGAGTTAATTCTTAGACTTAAACTCATAAATACAGTTATAAGTTAATAATAGAGGACGTAAAATGGGATTAATTAAAAAGTTTGAAAAATCGTATGCGAGTAAAGAACACGAGGAGATGTCACTTTCTGATTATCTTGCATTGTGTAAGAAAGACAAGTTAGCATATGCATCCTCGGCAGAGAGATTGCTGGATGCAATTGGAGAACCTGATGTAGTCGATACTAGCAACGATGCTAGATTGAGTCGTATATTCTTAAATCGTACGATTAAAGTCTATCCAGCATTTAGTGACTTTTATGGTATGGAAGAAGCAATTGAGAGATTAGTTGCATATTTTCGTCAGTCTGCTCAAGGACTCGAAGAAAAGAAACAAGTCTTATATCTACTAGGACCAGTTGGTGGTGGTAAATCATCATTAGCAGAACGTCTAAAAGAATTAATGGAAAAGCACCCAATCTATGTGCTTAAAGCAGGAAACGACATCTCACCAGTATTTGAATCACCACTAGGACTATTTGAGCCTAAAGAGTTTGGTGATGATGCTAAAAAAGAATTTAAAATCCCATCACGTTATCTTACAGGTTTAATGTCACCATGGGCAGTTAAAAGACTAGATGAGTTTGAAGGCGACATTTCGAAGTTTAGTGTTGTTAAAATGTACCCATCTAAGTTAAAGCAAATTGCTTGTATGAAGACTGAACCAGGTGATGACAACAACCAAGATATTTCAGCACTAGTTGGTAAGACTGATATTCGTAAATTAGAATTCTTCTCACAAAATGACCCAGATTCATACGCATTTTCGGGTGCGTTATGTCGTGGTAATCAAGGTGTTATGGAATTCGTAGAGATGTTTAAAGCACCAATCAAAGTATTACATCCATTATTAACAGCAACACAAGAAGGTAATTACATGGGAACTGAAGGTATTTCAGCAATTCCATTTAATGGTATCGTAGTTGCTCACTCAAATGAGAGTGAATGGGAAACATTTAGAAATAATAAGAACAATGAAGCATTTTTGGACAGAGTATATATCGTTAAAGTTCCATATTGTGTACGTGCCACAGAAGAAACATTTATCTATCAGAAGATGTTAGATGCATCAGGACTAGATAGTAGCAAATGTGCGCCACATACACTTGATTTGTTATCACAGTTCTCAGTGCTTTCAAGATTAAAAGAACATAAAAACTCTAACTTAGCGGCTAAGATGAGAGTCTATAATGGTGAAAACTTACACGACATAGACCCTAAGGCAAAGTCAATGCAAGAGTATAGAGATGTTGCAGGTGTAGATGAAGGAATGAATGGAATGAGTACTCGTTTTGCATTTAAGATTCTTTCACAAACATTCAACTTTGACGCAGAGGAAATTGCGGCTGACCCAGTACATCTTATGTATGTGTTAGAAACTGCAATCAAACGTGAACAGTTTCCAGAAGAAACGGAAGAACAGTTAATAGGTTTTATTAAAGACCACTTAGCAGTTAAGTATAGTGAACAAGTAGGAAAAGAAATTCAAAAAGCATACTTAGAGAGTTATAATGAATATGGTCAAAATCTATTTGATAGATACTTAGATTATGCTGACCATTGGATTCAGAATATCGATTATAAAGATTCTGACACTGGTAACTTGTTTGACCGTTCTATTCTTAACGAAGAACTTGAGAAGATTGAAAAGCCTGCAGGTATTGCCAATCCAAAAGACTTTAGAAATGAAGTTGTAAACTGGGTATTACGTGCAAGAAGCAACTACAAAGGCAAGAATCCACCTTGGACTTCTTATGAGAAGATGAAAGAAGTGATTGAACACAAGATGTTTGCAGGAACAGAAGAATTGCTTCCAGTTATTTCATTTGGTAGCAAGAAATCTAAAGAAGACCAATCTAAACATGATGATTTCATAGATAGAATGGTAACAAAAGGTTACACGACACGTCAAGTTAAACGATTAGTAGAATGGTATATGCGAGTACAGAAGTCTAACTAGAGGAAGACTTTCATGGCAAATACAATTATCGACAGAAGAAAGAATGGGGACTTAAGACAACCTGGTTCAAAATCTTCTAACAATCGACAAAAATTTATCAAAAGAACTAAAAAAGAGATACGTAAAAGTATACATGATACTTTGGGTAAACGAAGTATCAAAGGTTCTGGCGATGCCCAAGATGTAGTCATCAATCGAAAAGGTATTGATGAACCTCAATTCAGTCATAATCCACAAACAGGCTCACGTGATATAGTTCTCCCAGGCAACAAAGAATATGTTGAGGGCGATTTATTACAGAAACCAAAAGGTGGCGGTGCTGGCAGTGGTGGTGCTTCTGGTAAAGCAAGTAATGAAGGCATCGGCGAAGACGAATTTGGATTTGCGTTAAGTAATGACGAATTTGTTAACATCTTGTTTGAAGACTTAGAACTTCCTCATATGATTTCCAAAGAAAACAAAGCGGTTGAACGTTTTGAGATATCTCGTAGCGGATATACAACTGACGGCACTCCAGCACAAATGAATTTAGAGAAAAGCATGGTCAATTCTCTTGGTCGTAAGATTGCTTTAAAAACTCCAAAACTAAAAAAGATTAAAGAACTACAAGAAGAACTTGACAATCTTGATAAGTTCTTTTATAAGACAACAAAAGAACAAAAAGAAGCAACAGAAGAATGGAAACGATATCAAGAAATCGAAGAAGAAATTCGTAAGTTGCGTATCAGAGCAAATGCTGTTTCATTCGTTGACCCAGTTGATTTACGATATAATAATTTTACTAAGAAACCAGCACCAATATCACAAGCAGTTGTATTCTTTATTATGGATGTGAGTGCAAGTATGACAGAACAACATAAAGACTTAGCAAAACGATTTTTTATGTTACTTAACTTGTTTGTATCTCGAAAATACAAAAGAGTAGAGTGTGTTTTTATCAGACATCACATTCTAGCAATGGAATCCTCTGAAGATGAATTTTTTAATAGCAGAGATAACGGTGGTACAATAGTTTCAAGTGCATTTAAACTTTCGAAAGAAATCCTTGCTGACCGTTATTCGCCAAATGAATGGAACATATATTTTGCTCAAGCAAGTGACGGTGACAACTTTGATAATGACAATGAAGAACTTAAGGATATCATTGTTAATGATATATTACCTATAACTCAATATTTTAGTTATATTCAAGTAGGAACAAAGAGACATGGTTATTACAATAGTGGAAACTTATTACAGGAATATGTACCATTACAAGCACAACATAAGAACATGGTAACTAAACACATAGAAGATACTTCTGACATATATCCAGTGTTTAGAGAAATATTTAAAATTAGAGGTAAAAATGAGTAATTTAATATATACAGGTTCTAGTTGGAATTTTGATAAACTATATCGTATGATGGATGCGTGTGAAGAAATCGCAATCAACGATATGGGACTTGATTGTTTCCCTAATCAGATTGAAGTCATTACAGTAGAACAAATGTTAGATGCATACTCAAGTGTTGGCATGCCATTGATGTATAATCATTGGAGTTTCGGTAAAAGTTTCATTTCAAATCAAAAACAGTATAGTGCAGGACAGATGGGATTAGCATATGAGTTAGTTATTAATTCTAATCCTTGTATCAACTATCTTATGGAAGAAAACTCTATGACAACACAATCTCTTGTGATTGCTCATGCGGCCTTTGGACATAATCACTTCTTTAAGAATAATTATCTGTTTAAGCAGTGGACATCACCAGATGCAATTGTTGATTATCTATTATTTGCAAAAAGATACATAAGAGAATGTGAAGAAAAGTATGGTGTAACGGCAGTAGAGGAAACACTAGATGCGTGTCATGCCATTCAATATCAAAGTATTAATAAGTATAAAAGACCTAATAGAATATCAGCAAAAGAAGAAATAGAACAACAACGCACAAGAAGTGAATATCTTCAGTCACAAGTAAACGACTTATGGCGCACATTACCAGAATCTAAAAAAGAAGAGAAAAAAGAAGAAAAGAACTGGCCAACAGAGCCAGAAGAAAATTTATTATATTTCTTAGAAAAGCATTCGCCAATTTTAACTGCATGGCAACGTGAGATATGTAGAATCGTTAGACGAGTAGCACAATATTTTTATCCTCAATATCAAACAAAAGTGATGAATGAAGGTTTTGCAAGTTTTACACATCATTATATATTCAATAAATTATACGATGAAGGTAAAGTAGATGATGGTGCAATGATTGAATTCTTTAGATTACATAGTGCAGTACTAAATCAACCATCTTTTGATTCGCCTAATTATGTTGGATTCAATCCATACACATTGGGCTTTTCTATATTGAAGGATATTCAACGAGTTTGTTTAGAACCAGATGAAGAAGATAAACGATGGTTTCCTCATCTAGCAGACACAGATTGGCGTATTGCAATCAAAGATATTGCCGCTAATTATCGTGATGAGAGTGCAATCCTGCAATTTCTAGGACCGAAAGTTATTCGTGACCAAAAAATGTTTAATTTACATGACGAAGTTCATTATGACGATTATAAAGTTACGTCAATACATGATGACCGTGGATACAAAAAGATTCGTAAGAATTTAAGTTCTAGTTATGAAACAGCCTCAATGATACCTGATATTCAAGTAACAAATGCTGATATCAAGGCTACACGTGATTTAACACTATTACATGAAAGTTATAAAGGAAAGAGATTAGACGAAAAAACAGCAAATCAAGTTTTATCACATGTACAGAAGTTGTGGGGATATAAAGTAAAATTATACACAATGCATGGTGAAACATTATTAGATGTATTTGAATGTAAACAAGTTTCTAATGAAAAAGTAGGTTCAAATCTCATAGTATAAAAGTAAATTAACTGTTGCATATTGACTCCAGATATGATATAATTAAATAAACTATTATTATGGAGAGCAATAAATGAGTTATGCTGAAACATTCAAACAACGCAATGTGTTCTGTTTGAAATATAAAAAAGAAATGCCTGCACTCTTTGAAGCACCTTTTCCAGGTGAAGCAGGCGAAAAAATCTTAGAAAACATATCTGCCCAAGCGTGGAGTGAATGGCTTGAGATGCAGACTATGTTTATCAATGAAAATCAACTAAACATGATGGACCCAAAGGCAAGAGAATTCTTAGCAGAACGCAGAGAAGAATTTTTGTTTAAAGGTGGCGAAAAACTTGACCCACCTACTCCTGTTTAGATATCAATGAAAACATTAGTATACAAATTATACACTGGCGGTGCTACAGTTAATGGGCATGGCAGTGTTTATGGTGGATGGCTATTTGATATATTAGATAGAGCAGGACTTGTCTGGATAAATGAAAACATAACGAGTAAGATTGGCGGAGTCGCCGCCGCAACTAGTTCAGCAACAGTAAAATTTCATAGTGCCGTGATGCCCTTTGGATTTGTTGAGGCGTATGCTGAATGTGATGATATCTCAGTAGGAAATATCACGGTCAATGTTGAACTGTATTATAGAAAAAATGATAGCACTAATTCAGAATTAGCCGCAAGTGGCAAACTTTCATTTAGTCTAGTAGACAAAGATACACGAAAATTACAAAGAGTTCCAAGGGAGATGATAGATGCAATCAAAGGGTAAAGTATTAGTAACTGGTGGAACAGGTTTTATAGGAACCGAATTAGTAAAGCAGTTACATAAAAAAGGTTACGATATAACTATCTTAGATAGAAAAGATAAGCCGTCAGAATTAGAACACGTCAAGTACATAAAAGGAGACTTAGATAATCCAGCGAAATGTGTATTTGCATGTGCAGGACAAGACTATGTTATTCATTTGGCGGCTAAAGCCAGAATTCCAGAGAGTTTTATTAATCCCGATGAATACTTTGATAGTAATGTAGTAGGTACAAGAAACATATTAACGGCCGCTAGTGCTATTGGTGTTAGAAAATTTGTATTCGCAAGTTCTAGTTCAGTATATGGTAACAACACTGCACCAAACAAACCAACTCATAAACCAGACCCATTAAATTATTATGCAATGTCGAAATTATTTGGCGAACACTTATGTAGACAATATAAGATTATATTTAATCTCAACTACAATATATTAAGATTCTTTACAGTATATTCTGAGAATCAACCAACTTCTTTATTGTTTGGAAAATTTGCTCAAATGGTCAAAGATGGCAAGCCAGTAACTATTCACGGTGATGGTGAATTCAAAAGAGATTACATTCACGTGTCTGATGTCGCAAAGGCATGTATTGCCAGTATGGAAAGTAAAGTTAAGAATGATACATTCAATGTAGGTACTGGAAATAGTATATCAGTCAATGCAGTCGTTGAAATATTAAGAAAATATGCACCAGACTTAGAAGCAATAAATGTAGAGAAGCCAAGAGGATATGCACCAGAGACATTAGCAGATATTAGTAAAACTAAAAACTTATTGCACTGGTCACCCGAAATTAAGATAGTTCCTGGACTAAATGCTATGTTTGAAGAAATATTTAAGAAATGATAAAGTTTAGTAGTGAAGATACTGTGCCCCTATCAGTATTTTGGTCGGTAAATAAAGAGTACATAAATTCTGAATATAATATTTTTGTTTTTGATTGGTGGGAATGGATACGAACTTCTCAGAATCAACAGGCGTTGTATCAGCCTGATATTTCTGAATTTATTAAATCAATTGATGCAGTAATAGAGGAAATTAAAAAATATGATATTTGTTTTTTTGTGATAAAGGAGGTATTAAATTGTGGTAGTAACAATAATATAAGACCTGTCTTGCATAACATGATGGCTGAACTTGAGAAACTTAATGTATTTTATATAAGACTATCAAGGGATAAGAATTTTCCTACAGCAGAGTCAAAAACTTTAAATATGCCATGGTTTATAGAAAAGGACATATACATGTCCAAAGATACAACGATAGATTTTGATTATAGACCGAAAGATTTTATATTTAATATGTTATTGGGTGCTGAAAACCCATACAGAACACAACTGTTTGAAATGTTACATTCTGAATCATACTTATACTCAACATATATGGGTCATAAAGACTTTAGGCTAAAGTCAAACAGTAATTTAGAAGATAGAGATATTTGGAACAACTTAACTAATCAAGATTTATCTAAGAAATTAAATACAATGGAATCAATTATTAGAGATGACAAAAGTTATTGTATATCACATGTAATACCCAAATCAATATATAATAATTCGCACTTTGATGTTGTATCCGAAAGTAATCCTTGTGTTACAGAGAGGTTAAATGATTATCACGTAGATTTAACTACAGAAAAAACAGGAAAGCCATTAAGTGCTGGTAGATTTTTTATATGGCATAACAAACCTAATCAAGTAGAATATCTAAAACAATTTGGATTCGAGTTACAAGATTACTTATGTGAGTATGATAGTATAATAGATGATGATGAGAGATTGAAATCTATAATCGAACTTATCAAAGAAATTGGGAATAACAAGAATTATATAAAAAAGATTTATAAACACACAAAAGACGCAAGAATTCATAATCAAGAAGTGTACAACAAACTTTCGAAGGAAATAAACTCTAATATTGATTCTTGGATGTGTAAACAAATAAAAACCTCGATAAATACAGTAGAATATTAATAAGGAAGAACCATGAAATTAGTTGATAAAAGCGATAAGATATTAAAAACTGTGTGTGATGAGCATATTATTTCAGAAGAATCTGAAAAATTAGTATATGATATGATTGTTGCCATGCAAGAACATGATGCATTGGGTCTTGCGGCACCACAAGTTGGTGAAAACACTAGATTAATGATAATAGGGCATAAAGATACTGGGTTCGTGGTATGTATAAATCCAGAATGGGAAGTAGCAGAAGATAGTGAAGATGAAGAATTCTTAGAAGGATGTGTAAGTTTTCCTGGTTTAGAGTTAACGATAACAAGACCTAATAAGATTATAGGAACATTCACAGATTTACAAGGTATGAGGAAGTCATCTAGTTTTGTTGGTGTGTGGGCACAAGCATTCCAACACGAATGCGACCATCTTGATGGAATAACATTCGACACTCTATAATGAATTTTTCAGAATATACCCTAATTAGTTTTGGGGACAGTTTTACATTCGGACAAGATACAGTTCCAGGATATAAACATCAACCCCATGGCTTACTAGAAATACATAAACAGTGGAAAAAAGACTGTAATGTAAACTCATATACTCAAGTTATTGCCGACAGAATGGGATTCAAAGATAATTTGAATTTTGGAATACTTGGAGGCTCTAATGAAAGGTCACTCACTTTATTAGAATCATTTTTACGTACTAATCCAGACAAGAAAGTATTTGTTTTATTCAATTTTACATCTGCGTCTAGGTTTATGAATATCTTTAAAGTAGACAATAAACATCAGTATCAGATAGTTGATTTAATATCTAACGTAGAAGCAAGTGAATGGATAAGTGAATCAAAATACACAGGTATAAATGCCAGGTCTATTACGCAACATTATACTTACTGGAGAAATAGTGTACAAGATGTGTATAGTCATATAAGAGATAGACGAAATTTATATTATCTATTATCTAGTTATAGCACCCCACACGTAACATTTGATATTATTAACAATACAGATGCTCTTATGTTAAGAGATAATCCATTAGAGTATATTCTTAGTAATGATGGTTTTGGTGTTAAATTTATGTATAAAGATGATGCTGATTATGTCTTAAAAGAGATGGATTTCTTCAAATCCTACTATAATGAGATACTTACTAACACTCCATTGCTCTGCCACATGGGTATTGATGAATTAGAGGGCAGAAAAAACATCACAGAATACCTAAATAGTAAAGCAAAGTTCGAGTATGGAGATGAAAACTACTATTCGGCAATACATGAAGAGGGTGGTCATTGGAATATTAAGGGCCACCGTCATGTTGGTGAATTAATAGGGGATTTTATAAAGAAGAAATATGAGAATTAGAGTTTTAGGTATTGACATCCGTGCTGATATGTACTATAATAAGTACAATATTGGCAGTAAATGCCTAATATTATGGTGGTAAAGTAAAGCCATTGTCTTTATATCCATGATGGATATAAGGTCACAGAAATAGGAGAACATATATATGTTTAAAACTATTACTGATACGATTGCTTCTGTACAGACAATTGCAGTAAGTTTAATCGGACTAAGCATAGTCTTAGAAGTGGTATTTGGTTCGACCGTACCATTTCTATCTTTAGGTGTTATCAATAACATCTCGGCTATCATTGCCGACTTAGGGAATCAAGGCATTATTGGCCTAATCACCCTCGGCATTTTATGGGCACTTTTTATTAAAAAATAATCTTGCCTAATTTACTACATTCATGGCGCACGGATATCGTTAGACTTTCTTGCGCCAAGAATTTTATTAATAACAGGAGATACAATTATGGATTTTTTTGCAGATAGAATGAAAGAGAAAGCATCTCACGGTGGACTAGGTTTAGTTGCTGTGGGCTTGATTATACTATTTTTGGGTGGCTGGGTTACATATGCCGCTTATGCCGCTATCGCTTATGGTGGTTACCAAATCTTAACTAAGGGGTAATTCTCAAATTTGACAAATGCGCCAATTATGTTATAATATACTATATTGGCGTCATTTGTTAAGGAGAGAATTATGAAAAGAAGTAGAAAAACTAAAAATAAAAGAATTAAAAGAAGCAATCGTTTTGCAAAAGCCGTCAGAACACCGTTATTTAAAAGTCGGGTAGAGAAGGATAGGAAAAAAGAAGCCAAGAAAACTGGCAAATTCTGGGATGATGATGAGTAAGTATGGCATACGTAGTAACACAAGATTGTATCAAATGTAAGTACACAGATTGTGTAGAAGTTTGTCCAGTTGACTGTTTTTACGAAGGTGCAGATATGCTGGCTATTAATCCAGATGAATGTATTGATTGTGGAGTATGCGAACCAGAATGTCCAGCAGATGCCATTATAGCAGATAACAATCCAAAATTTACACAAAGACTTTTAGATATAAATGACAAGATGTCACGGATATGGCCAGTGATTGTAGAACAAATACCAGCACCAGCAGATGCAGATGATTGGAACCCTAAAAAGGGTTACGATAAGGATAAAACATCATTATTAGACCAGTTTGATAAAGAGTAAAAGAGCGAAATATACTGTCTGGAGCCGTAAAAGAGGGGCTGGTAGAGGGATTATGACGAAATTGACTGGAATGTACTATGGCCACTCATTTTCACATAAAAATGGGGTAAAATTGACTAAAATCTTAAAAACTTGACAATTTCAGCAAATATGCTATAATGGTTAAGAATAAACAACTAAAGGAGTTAAAATGAAATATATCGTAACTATAATCGCTTTAACGATGAGTATCTTTACCACTAATGTTATGGCGTCAAATGCCACTGCTACTATAAATGGTACAGTGATATCAAGTACTGCTATTATGCAAGACCAAGTTAAGAATGTCCCACAAGAGTCATGTACTATTGTAGATGTTCCTATCTATGGTGGAGGTCAAGCCTCAGCCGCTGATGCAATTACTGGTGCTATTATCGGTGGAGTTATTGGTAATCAAGTAGGTAAAGGTAAAGGTAATGATGCCGCTACTATATTTGGTGCAATCATCGGTGCAAAAGCGGCCGAAGAAAATGCTAAAAAGAAAGGTACTAACATTGTAGGTTACAAACAAGTACAACAATGTTCAGTTACTTATGTAAGAGTTCATGAATCTGTTGTAGTTGGTTACGAAACTACAGTTGAGTTATATGAAGATATGATACATACTTTCGTAACACATAGGGCTTTTCAAGTTGGTCAAATTGTACCAGTTACAATGACTTTAACATTGAATTAAGTACTTACTTAACATAACTGATAACACAATTTCAGTATAATATCTCATAAATACAGTATGAGAGAAATAAAAGCCTCTTTTTAGAGGCTTTTTTTACACATATAGAGGAGGTATTATTATGTTATTTCCAATAATTACATTTATAACCGCCATTGCAATTGCGGCAATTGCCGCTTGGTTTTCAGTTTATGGTCTTATGGCTATATTTACGGCATCAGCAGTTGCCGTTGCCATTATGGCAGTAGCACTAGAAGTTGGTAAATTAGTATCAGCATCGTGGGTGTACCGTAACTGGAATAGGGCACCATTTCTTTTAAAATCTTATCTTACAATCGCAGTAATAATTCTAATGCTCATTACTTCAATGGGTATCTTTGGTTTTCTATCAAAAGCACATTTAGAACAAGCGGCTGACAGTGACGAAAACACTGCTCGTATTGAACGTATTGTTCAGGATATGGAAAGATATGAGATTTCAACAGATAGACTTGAAGAAAAAATTACAAAATTAGATGATGAAAGTGAAGTAGACACTTCAAAAATACAAGAACAAATCGATACAGAGGAAGCAAGAATGGACAATGTTATGGTCCGAATTCAGCCTGCTATCGATGAACAGAATTTAATCATTAGTACTGACTTAGAAAAAGATGATGAAAAGATTGCTCCATATCTAAATCAATTAGATAACTTAGATAGAGAACTTCTTAGTCTTGAAGAACAGGCTAAGAAACTTGAACAAGATATTATTAATGTTGGTAAAGATACAACAAATTATGATTATGCAGTAAAACCATTCAATGACCAGATTGATAAAATCAAATCAGACATAGCAACATTTAAAGAAATGTCTAAATCTGGTGAACAAGCAGACCTTAAGAAAGCACAACAAGTAGTTGGTATACCTTGGGGATATTGGAGAAATTCAGAAGTTGTTGCTGAATGGAATGCAGACCAAGAAGTAAAGTTGACACAACTAGGAACAAAGATTGCAGAAGTTCGTAAAGACTTTGAAAGACAATACAAACTAGAACGTACCAGTCTTAGAAGACTAGTTACAAAATTGAGAGGCGAAGACACACAGGCTGTTAATGAACGTAAGATGGAATTACTAGTAAAAATTGAAGAAGCAAGAGGAGTTGAATCCTCTGTAATATCTTCCGCTAGAGATGAAATCAAAAGATTACGTGAAAAAGCAGATAGAGAAGTTGCAGGTTCTTTAATCATTCTTGACCGATTAAGAAATGAATTACTCAACGTATCACAAATTGACAATTCAGTAGAGATTGATACATTACAATTACAAATCAATAATAACGAAAATTCTATTGATGGATTGATAGACCAAAAGTTTGAATTAGAACGAGAGATTAGACAAATTGAAACAGAGATTGGACCTATCAAGTACATTGCAGAGATGGTATATGGTAACACAGAAAGAGATACAATTGACCAGGCAGTTAGATGGCTTATCATTGTGTTCATTTTTGTATTTGACCCATTAGCAGTATTACTTTTACTCGCCGCTAATTACAGTTTCATTCATAGGGACTTGGGTGGCAAACAGAAAGAAATTTTTGATAAAGTTTCTTTCAAAAAAAAAAAGTAAAAAAACCACTTGACTTTTCACCTGAAATAAGCGATAATATTACTAAAGAAGAAGTAATAGATATCGCTCCGTCTGAGGAAAAAGAAGAACCTGAAGAAGAAGTTGAAGAAATTGACGAAAATATCGGTGTAGTTTTAGATGATGCCGAGATTGACGAAGAAATAGAAGAAGAATTGACTCCAGAACAGGTTGAAGAAGTTAAAAAAGAGGTTCAAAGAGAGATAAATACTCAAGCAATCAAGGGAGATGGTTGGTTAGACGATATTGAAGACAAAAAATAAAGAGGCTTAATTGGCAGAAAATAAAGAATTCAAGTGTTCGTTTTGTGGAAAACCAAAGAACGACATCAAAACATTAATTGCTGGACCTAACCAGTACATTTGTAATGAGTGTATTGATTTATGTCATGATATTATTCATGAGGTAAAAAAAGAAGAGAAACAAGATTATACATCTATTTCTACCACTCCTGAAGAAATCAAAGAGTACTTGGATAACCATGTTATTGGTCAAAACGAAGCAAAAGAAGTGGTATCAGTTGCCGTTTATAATCACTATAAACGTATCAATGCAACAGATACAGGAGTTGAACTAGATAAATCTAATATCTTATGTTTTGGACCTAGTGGCACAGGTAAAACTTTAATAGGCAAAACTATTGCTAAATTTCTTGATGTACCATTTGCTCAAATCGATGCAACTACCCTAACTGAAAGTGGTTACGTTGGTGAAGACGTAGAGAATGTAGTACAACGTTTGTTAATAGCATCAGATTTTGATATTGAAAAAGCAGAACGTGGTATCGTGTATATTGATGAAATTGATAAGAAAGCCAAGAAAGGTGAAAACTTATCAATCACAAAAGACGTTTCTGGCGAAGGTGTTCAACAGGCATTACTTAAAATCGTAGAAGGAACAGTAGTTCGTGTTCCACCAGGCGGTGGTCGTAAGCATCCAAACCAAGAGATGATTGAAGTAGATACAAGAAAAATCTTATTCATTGTTGGTGGTGCATTTGTAGGTATTGATAAGATTGTAGAAAACAGAGTCAATACAAGTCCTGGGATTGGTTTTAGTGCCAAACAAAAGGGAAGTAGTGAGTGTAATACTAGAGAACATATCAGAGCAACAGATTTTCTTAAATATGGATTGATTCCAGAATTTATGGGTAGATTTCCAATTATAGTTGGACTTGATGAATTAACAGAAGAAGAATTAGTTAGAATTCTAATTGAACCAAAGAACAGTATAATTTCACAATTTAAGATGTTATTCGCTTTAGACAATGTAGAATTAGAAGTTGGTGATGAGGCTTTACAAGCAATTGCCAATGTAGCACATGAAGATACAACAGGTGCAAGAGGACTAAGAAGTGTAATAGAGAAGTCATTGTTAAAGACTCAATTTAAACTTCCAAAACTTGCAAAGGATGGACTTATAAAAGTTATCATTACTAAAGATTTTATTTCAGGCACCACAGATAAGCCAATATTGGTTTATAAAGAAAAGGATGCTAAGGAGCCAGAACAAAAAGTAGATGGCTAAGTTTTATAAGGACAATCGAAAAGATAGGATTGTATATAATCATCAAATAAAATTTGATACGTTGCGAGTGATAGGTTCCGACAGAACTACACTAGGAGTAATGAGTAAGAAAGAAGCCTTGGCTCTTGCAGACTCAGAAAATTTAGACTTAATATTGATTGTACCGAAGGCAAAGCCACCTGTTGCTAGAATTATTGAGTTGAATAAGTATAGATACGAGCAACAAAAGAATGAAAAAGAAATGGCTAAAAAAGCCAGGGCGGCACGAATTGATACAAAAGAAATAAAGTTTAAACCTAATATAGGTGAACACGACTTGCTCATAAAAATGAAACATGCACAAGAGTTTTTAGATAATGGAGCAAAAGTAAAAATAACAATTCAGATGCGTGGTCGAGAAAATGCAAACAAGTCAGATGTGTTTACATTTTTTAAAGAAGCAATAGAAACACATTTAGTGAATTTTAAATATGATTCAAATTTAGCATTAAATGGAAATAGAATAATAGGAGTTTTGTTTAAAGATGGGTAGATACGTACCAAAAAAGAAAAAAACGGGCAGAGAAAGACCGATAGGTACGCACGTAGACGTCCAACATGACAACTTCGAAAGAGCATTAAGACTTTGGAAGAGAAAATGTTCAGATGCAGGAACAGTACAAGAAGTCAGAGAAAGACAAGCATTCATCAAGCCAACAGAAAAAAGAAAAAAGATGAAAGCGGCCGCGAAACAACGTACAAAACGTGAACGAGCAAAGAACAAACTACATAAGAAAAGATTATATTGATGTCAACTGATATACTTGAAACTTTAGACGTAAGAACTCTACAGAAAGAATCCGCTAGAGCATTGCTAACTATGGACGGAACAAGTCATGGAATAGCACGTTTTAATAAATTAGCACATCATAATTCCCAGAATTGGTACAAAGCAGTATTACGAGAATACATAGAAAAACACGGCGGACTCCCAAAAGATGTGGGTCCGGCAAAAGACATATTATTGTTTTCGGAGAAAATTGGTTGTTAATTAGCATCGATGATATTGATATTCAAGAAATCTTAAACCTAGCATCTTCTATTGAAAAACATGGACCAACTCGAACCTATCCAGACAAAATCTTAGCAAATCTATTCTATGAACCTAGCACTAGAACTAGTTCAAGTTTCGCCAGTGCTATGTACAGACTTGGTGGAAATGTCATATCTATTAATGATGTAAACTATAGTAGTGTTGCAAAAGGTGAA